TGGCGCCAAGTTCGAGGTCGAGCGCGACTTCAACCTGAGCGAGCAGCAGTACAAGATGCTGGGCGACGCGCGCATGGCCATCGAGCGCACATCAGGGATCACCCCGAGCTTTCAGGGCCAGCGCGGCACGGCCACCAGCGGCGTGCAGGAATCAACCCAGGTCGAGCAGTCCATTCAGGCCCTGGCCGACATCAATGACAACTTCGATTCCGCCCGTGCTCAAGTGGGTGACTTGCTGATGTCCCTGATCGTTGAGGACATGATTGGTGTCGAGGAAACTGTGCTGATCGACGGCAAGGGACTGAAGCCCGACAAGACCGTGACGCTGAACGCGCCGGTGATCGACCCGGCGACGGGCATCAAGACACTGGATAACGATGTGGAGCGCACCAAGCTGAAGGTGACGCTTGAGGATGTCCCGAGCACGCCATCGTTCCAGGCGCAGCAACTGGGCGCGCTGTCCGAGGCATTCAAGAGCATGGGGCAGCAGTACCAGCCGGTCGTGCTGCCGCACCTGTTGAGCCTGATGAACATCCCGAACAAGCAGGCCATCATCGAAGGCGTCAAGTTGGCCGCCCAGCAGCAAAGCGAAGAACAGATCCAGCAGCGCATCAAGGATGCCGTAGTGGCCGCTGGGATCGATGTCAAGAACCGGGAACTGGCCCTGAAGTACCCGGCCGGCGCCAACGAGGCGCAGGACGCACTGATCCGGGCCCAGGCCGTGGAGGTCGGTGTCAAGGCCGCATTCGCCGCCATCCAGACCGCAGGCGCCATCGTGCAGACCCCGCAAATCTCGCCGGTGGCCGACATGGTGATGAAGCTGGCCGGCTACCAGACCCCGAACCCGGTCGGTGTGGACCCGAACTACCCAATCCCGGCCGGGCCATCCATGCCCCCGGTGGATCCGGCAATGGCTGGCGACTTCATTGATGGAGTGCCGCCCGTGCATCAGAACACCAGCCCGGAGCTCCCGCCGGTGCCCCAGCAGCCCGGATCCCCGATGCAGGGCATTGAAACCCAGCGCCAGGACAGCGCACCGACCGACCCGGCCCCCAACCAAGGAGGACAACCATGAGCAACCTAATCCCCCGCGTGGGATTGGAATAGGCGCACAGGCGCAATACAAACGGGGCGCGACGCTGTGAAGCGTTGAAAGTCCCGCAGATGGATGGATAAGGGGCTACGGCCCCTTTTCCTTTTATCGGCGATCAACCCAATGCGGCCACGGCGATATGTGGCGGGAAGACCCCGATGGACGTTTTTGAAAAGTTCTACCTTGACCACCAGGATGCCGACGGCAACCTGACTGACGCGCAGACGGCCCAGATGCTTGCACTGGACCCGTCGCAGGGCGATACCGGCACCGAGTTGCCGGAAAGCGATGAGCCCGACATCGATGCCGCACAGCCAGAAGCAAAAAGCCCTCCTGAACCTCTGCCAGCGGAAGCCCCACAACCTACGCCCGAGCCTGTTGTGTTGGCGAAGGATGGTGTTCACACCATTCCTTTCGAGAAGCTGGAAGAAGCGAGACAGCAAGCCCAGCATTGGGCGCGAGTAGCGGCCGAGAAGGATGCCGAGATTGCCCGCCTTGCGGCAGCAGTCCAGGCGCCCGAGAAGCCCGCCACCGAAACAACCACCGAGGCGCCCGCAGAAGGCGAGCCGGTGACGTTCGGCGACTACTCCGACGAGGACATGAAGAAGGGTGTGCAGGCGGTTGCAAGCGCCGTGGTAGCGAAAGCTGTCGCGGACATCAACGCCAAGCTGGAAAAGGTGATTGCTCCGATAAAGGAGCAGGAACAGGCCAGCGCACTCGAAGCCCACTTCAAAGCCCTCACCGATGCCAATCCGGACCACAACGAGATCGTCACCGGTCAACCGTTGCAGGACTGGATTGCCAAGCAGCCCTCATTCGTGCGCGACCACTACAAGGCCGTGTTCGAGCGTGGCACTGCGCCCCAGGTGATCGAGCTTGTTTCGACTTTCAAGAGCCAGTCAGGTATTGGACAGACCAATGCAGCAGCTACGGCGGCCGCAGCGGCACAGAAGGCGAAGGATGCGATTGCGAACGCGAAAGTCGCGCGGCCTACCAGCTTGACGGACATCCCGGCAGGCTCCACGGCCCACCACGACGAGGCGGAAGCGATCCGGGAAATGTCCAGCACGGCCATCTTGAACAAGTTCATGGCGGATACCGATCCGTCCAAGATTTTTGAGAAGCTGAGCCGGCTGGTCTGAGTCAGTCAAAAACACGCATCGCTGTGAAGCGAGGCAGTCCTTAAAAGGAGATCCATCATGGGTCAAACGGTCATCCCCTATGGTGCCCCGCAGGCACTGAAAATCCAGTCGGCCGGCTTGTTCGCCGCCCACATGCAGCGCAACTCGACGCTGAACCGCCTCACCGGCAAGCTGCCCCAGCAGGCCGACGCTGAAGCCAACCTTCGCCAGCAGTCCAGTTCGGATCTGCCCATCGTGCGCTGTATGGACCTCACCAAGAGCGCGGGCGACGAGATCACGTTCGACCTCATCAACCCGATGTCGGGCAAGCCGATCATGGGTGAACGCTACGCCGAGGGCCTTGGCCGTGCGATGGCATTCAGCCAGGACAAGCTGCGCATCAACCAGACCCGCTACCCCATCAGCGGCGGCGGCATGATGACCCAGCAACGCACGCCCCACCAGCTTCGCAAGCTGGCCCGCGCGCTGGGTGACAGCTACATGAACCGCCTTCAGGACCAGTTGACGCTGGCGCACCTGGCTGGTTCGCGTGGCTTCCACAACAACATCGAGTGGGCTCTGCCGCTGGCCAGTGATCCCGACTTTGCCGAAATCTGCGTGAACGCCATCAAGGCGCCCACCAAGAACCGGCACTTCATGAGCACGGGCGCTGGCATCGAGCCGATCAAAGCCGCCGGCAACGAGATCACCATCGCCACCACCGACGTGCTGAACATGGATGTGGTTGACGGCATTCGCACGCTGCTCGACTCCATCCCGCTGCCGCCCCCGCCCGTCATCTTCGACGGCGACAAGATGGCCAGCGATGTGCCCCTGCGCGTGCTGCTGGTTTCCAGCGAGCAGTACACCAGCTTTGTCCAGAGCACGAACTTCCGCACCTTGCAGGCCAACGCCCTCGCGCGTTCCAGCATGGCCGGTGGCCACCCGCTGTTCCAGGGCGATGCGGGCATCTTCAACGGCATCCTGATCGTGAAGATGCCCAAGCCGATCCGCTTCTACAGCGGTGACAGCCTGCGCTACTGCGCCAGCTACACCAGCGAAACCGAAACCTCGACCGACCTGGTGCCGGCCGCCTTCGCCGCTGCCGGTTACGCGGTGGACCGGGCGCTGCTGCTGGGTGGCCAGGCGCTGGCCGAAGCCTTCGGCAAGAACGGCCACACCGGCAACCCGTTCTTCTGGTCGGAAAAACTGCTCGACCACGACGACAAGCTGGAAGTGCTGATCGGAATGATGTCGGGCAAATCGAAGATCCGCTTCGAGATCGACTTCGGCGACCAGAAGCAGTTCACCGACAACGGTGTGATTGCCATCGACACGGCTGTGAAGCTGGCCGGTGTCTGATGAATCGGGGCCCGGTTCGCCGGGCTCCATTCACAACCCCCAATCACCCAGGAGAACGAAATGAGCACCATCACCAAGAAGTACATCCGTCAGGATCCCAAGTTCGCAACCGACGGCTGCGGCAATGCCTACAAAGAGGTTTTCAGTCTGGAAACCAATGCGGCCGGCGCCGCGCTGAACTCGGACCAGGCCACGGCCATCGCGTTGGGCGACGTGGTTCGCATCGGCGTGCTGCCCGCTGGCATGGAGATCCACGACATGCTGGCCATTGTCTCGACGGCCTTCACTGCGCTGGTCACCGCCAAGGTGGGCTTCGCCTACGTGGACGGCGTGGATTCCGCGGCAGTCCCGCAGAGCGATGCCTACTGGGCCACGGCATGGGCGCTGAACGCGGCCGGCCGCTACGCCCCGACGGTCTTCAACAAGCCCATCACGCTCCCGAAGGACGCCTACCTGATCCTGACGACTGCCGGCGCTGCCAACGCCAAGGCTGCTCGCCTGGACCTGGTGGTCGAAGGTATTGCCCACGGCAACCCCTGATCGGACGCCAGGCAACTAGGGTGGGTCGGTTCTCAAAAAGGACCGACCCATTTTTGTACCAACAGGAACCAACATGAGCACTCTCACCCCCATCAAGTACATCGGCAAGCGGCCCACCTACATCGACGGCATGTACGGCACCCGCACCGCGTTTGTCCAGGGCGAAACCGTCATGGTTGATTCCGTCATCGCCGCCAAGATGCTGCGACACGCCGACCAGTACGAGCTCGGGAAGGCCAAGGGCGCCGCCCCGGCCGTTGAGCAACCGGCCGAGAAACCCGTGAAGGAAGACGAGTCCACGCAGGACATGCGCGACCAGATCGCCATCATGGAAAAGGACGCTCTCAAGCAGATGG